AATAGATGACCATGCTGCCCATACATGAAGTGCATTACCCATAGGCTGTAATACGACAAAGCCATAAGGTTGGTTATTAGTGATAGCTAGAAACGCCATAGAACGTTGTTCGTAACAATCACAATAGACATCTTCTACTATCCATTCAGGATGTCCTTTAGAACGAACTATCTCTAAACCATGCTTGATAAAGTTCCAATGTGAACGTAATTGGTCTTTAGGTATATAATGTAATATCATCCTACTATTATATAGCGATATACCTTATTGTTCACAGTATTTGCAGGGTGAGATATAGTAGCTTGTCCCTTACTTTGTGCGCTAATGTAAGGTTCTGTAAATAAGTTAGTTGTATATGAATTAGCACTTAAATACTGAATAGTCACAATAGCACTTGGTGTTGCAGGTCTAGTAGGTGTTGTTTGTGCTGCTAAATGTTCTACTGTAACTAATGTAGAAGTAGTAGCCCATGCTAAACTTACATAATCATCTTTCGCAAGTTCTATGTTAAAGTTTAATGCAGCAATTACATGACCATTTATGCTACCATGTTTACTATCTACAGAAAATTTACTATTAGAACCTGCTACATCTGAACCATTTTTTCTTAACCAAATATCTATGTCTTGTATTTGTGAATCAGCATTTGCAAGTTGAATACTAAACTGCACATTGTAAAGACCAGAATAGTCTACTCTTATCTTATATCCGTCTACTAAACTTGTGCCTAAAGCATAGTCTGTAACATTAAGACTAATGTTAGCTGTAGCAGTTATAGTCGCTATACTTTGGTCAGTCGTATCTTGAAATGCACCGTATGGGAAGTATGTACTAGCTGCTGTTTGTGTTTTAGGTTCTAGTCCAATATAAGAGTTATAACCTATACGTTCATCAAATATAGTAGTAGATGATGCACCTGAAGCTGCTAAAGTAATATCACCAGTATTGTTAGACTTACCTTCTACAAGGTTGTTTACAATTTCAGCTACACTTCTAGGGTCACCACCTGTCCAAGGTAGTTTACGGTACATATCACGAGCCATTATCTCGTTCCTTGTTCAGAGTAGTCTATATCCATTCCAATAGCAGATGACCAGTTAGGACCTGTAGGTGTTAAAGCTACTCTATGATAACGACCTGCACTTCTTACAGAGCATCTATCTTCTTGACTTGCTGATACAGATGAACCATAAGTAATAGTATCATCTAACATTCTACGACTTGCTACTTGTACGTTAGCAGAGCCATTATCTACAGATGGTCTAATAAGTGTAATAACAGAGTTATAACCATATTCTAGGTCATTAGTGATAATAGAACCTGTAGCGTTTGTTCCTGTAAATGTGATAATTCTAGTATCACGAACACCACCAAATAAGAACTTACCACCTTTGTAAAGTCTATCGTCTAATGTAGTTACGAGTGTATCAGATGTTTTTAAAGCTGCTGCTGAAGCTGCCATATCTATAGCTACACCTGTACCTGAACCTACACCGGTAGCTGTAAATAATACGCCTACTGTGTTAGCAACTGCACCTATAAGTGTATAGTCTGTTGTGCCTATTGTTCTAATGGTATATTGTTGACCTATAACAAAAGAACCTGCATTTACATTGTAAGCAGAGTCAAGACCATCTAATGTTGCACCTGGAGTAGCTAGTGTAGATAAATAGTCTACATCTGTATCAGCTTCACACCATTTTTGTGTTTCAAAATTGTAGATAAGTAATGAACGACCACCTGATACGTTAGTATAATTCCAAATAACAAGGTTACGTTCTGGGTCTACTGCTGCTGATATAGAGTCAATATCTGCAATGTTAGCGTTGTTAAAGAAGTATCTGTCTACCTTTTCAGCACCTATATTTGTAAGTGTTTGGCCATTCGTAGCATAAAAACCGTCATCTGATAAGAAGTAAGCTGTGCCTGCGTATTGTGCTATAGAATTACCTTCTATACAACCTACGTTACGAGATATAGTATCAAATTGAAATATAAGAGGTGAACCAATGTATGACATGCGGACAATGGCTTTTTCTAGGAATACAATACCAAACTCTCCACCTGTCAATCCTGTTATATCCCCTCCATCAGGCAATAACTGATAATCACTTTGAGAAGTCGCTGTGGCGGTCCAAGTCGTGGCTGAGTTAATTCCACTCCATTGCACTTTGTTAGGTGATGTTCCTGCGCCAATATTACCTGCAACTACGAAGTCACGAACTGCTGTAATGTATTTAGCGATAGGTGCATCTGAACTNNAAGGCTACCAAATTGTAAGAATTGCCATCTATTATTTCCTGTATATCCACCTGCTTTAGACTCGTCTACTAGAGATAAGTCAGTATTATCTACTTTAAATAGTTTAGTAGCGCCACCGGCAAAGATAAATACGTCATTGTCTAATTTAGCAGCAAAGCAATTATTCAAGTTTTCTGAAGCTGCGCCTGAAAATGTTACTGCTGACTTAAAAGGACCATAACCTACAGCTAAAGGAATGACGTTATTGGCTTCTGATACAGAGTCTAATATGCTAGGTTGGTCTGGTAACCATTCTTTAAATGCTATACGTTGTGTAGGCATTATTAAGCCTTCATAATAAATGCTAGTGCATAGTATGGTGGTAAGTTTTGGTTTGTACCACTAGAACCTTCTGTAGAGTTAGCAACTGTAATACCTGTTGTTGCAGATGATATTGTAATTGCTCCGTTATCTGAGCCACCAGAACATCTATTAGAATTACCATCAGTACCAGATGAAGCCCTTAATCCAGGAGAAAGGCTATGAGTATGTCCAGGGTCTGTAACTGTTGCAGTATGAGTATGTGATACAACAATAGCGTCTTTAGTACCGCCTGTTTGTGTATTAGAACCTGTAACAGTAGTGTATGCTACACCAGCAGTATCAGAATGTGCGCCAATAATAAACCTATTGCGTAAGTCTGGAGTGCCATTAGCACCATTACATAAATACCAACCACTAGGTATAGTAGCAATAGTTCCTGACCACATTATAATCATGCCACTTACAAAAGTAGAAATAGAACCCCATGTAGGTGTATTGGTATTACCTGTTGATAATAATGCTTGACCACTAGCACCTACAGTTCCATCTAATCTTAATGATCCTGTAATATCTACTGTGCCTGAAGATACTAATGTCCCTGCGACTGTAAATGGGTCACCACTAGCACCTGTTTGTTGGTCCTTAAGTAACGCCATTAAACTACGAATGGAGTTGTTTAAGTTAGCTGGTGAACAACCTTCAGCAATATTGATATTGGTAATATCCGTATTATCTGCTGCTGTTGAGCTAAATTCTGAAATTTTGGTTTTTGCCATGTTTTATCCTTGTCTGAGCCATATATCGTTACTTGGTGTTACTTCTGTCCATACATCTGAACTTGCTGTTGTATCTGTCCATGTATCTGTAGATGATGCTATTGTAGTCCATGTATCTGTTGAGAATGTTGAGTCTGTCCATGTATCTGTGCTAAATGGTGTAGGTGTCCATTCTTCACCTTGTATATATCCTATTGCAGTTACTGTGCCTACACCTTCTACATAAGCAAAACCTGCTAATACAGCGTTAGCGCTTGCTGTAATTGTGGCAAAGGCATTTACATGGGCATTACCACTAAATTGCATACCACCTAATGCTGTAATTGTAGCGTTAGCTGTGATAGAGCTACTATCTAGTCTAATTCTATTAGCATTTGCTGATACTGTGCCTACTGCTGAAATACTTGCAGAACTTGTTTTTAATATTTGTGATTGTGCTGTAACTGTAGCGTTAGCTGTAATAACACCGTTAGCAGAGAATATGCTATTAGCATTAGCAGTAACTGTAGCATTACCTGTGATAGAGCCAATACCAAACTGAACTCTATTACCATCTGCTGTGACTGTAGCGTTAGCAGATATACTACCACTACCAAATAATGTTGTATTAGCATTAGCACTTACTGTTGCTGTACAATTGACATCTGCTATGCCATAGATAAATGAGAAGCCATCTACAGTAATAACAGCAGAGACTGATATATCTGCACTACCTGTGCGTGTTCTTGTAGCGTCAGCAGTAACTGTACCTGTGCAGTTTACGACTGCGTTACCAAACTGTAGTCTGTTAGCATTAGCTGTTACAGTTGCATCTGCTGTGATAGACGCACTAAATGGTAGTATTCTAAATGCTATTGCACTTACGGTTGCATCTGCTGTAATAGCAGCAGAAGCTGTAATAACTTGCCCACCTGTTACAAGAGAGCTAAATGGCGTTTGCGAAAAGGCATGAAAGCCAAACATTTAGTTCTCCTTGTATTATTTAAAGTATGGACCTACCATCCACGTGACTACTGAATATCTTACACCTTTTGTTACAGGCTCAACACCATGTGGCATAAATGATGGAAATACTAAAACTGTGCCAGGTGTTTGTTGAGGATACATTCTTTCATGGCTATTTTGTATATAAAATTTACCACCCTCAAAGTCATCATTTAAAAATGCTAATACAGTTAATTTTCTAGTTTCATTTGATCTAGCATGAAATGTATCAACATGAGTTTCATATTTACCATGTATATCATACATTAAAAATTCTGATTGATTAGAATGTGTAATATGATATTGCCATATTTGATGATTAATATTTAATCCAATAGCCGTTAATGTAGCACCTATGCCTGCATATAATGGCATTTGTAATCTTTGAACATTACGAATATCTAAATTAATATTACCAGGAATATTCCCAATTTCAGGCGGTAATTTTTCTACTTCAGGTTTTGCATATTCGGCAATAATTCTTTTACAAAAACCTTCAGAAATTGCACCTTCTACTTTATAACATTCATCAAATTGTTGTATTTTATTTTGAATAGTTTTGCTTAATCCTAATGATTCTCTTTTATCATATTTCCATTCGGCGTGTGGGCCATTCTGATCTACATAATGTAAGAATACTTGTGCCTGCCATTTTCCCTCAACATAAGGTTCACGCCAATGCCATTTGTCCATGCCACGATACATAACAGCATCACCAACATCCATTTCAATTTTAGTGCCATTTGTTTTATTTTCATGGTCTCCCATATAAATTGCCCATACATCGCCTTCAAAACCTAATGTAATAGTAGCTGATATTTCGCAAGCTGGTCTGTCTCTATGGTTCTTTAATTCCTCACCTTGTTGATTATAAAGACGAGCATAAGAATAAGTTGGATAAAGCTTTAAACCTGATTGTTGCTCAAAATAAGGAAGCATAGCTTCAAGTAAATTATCAAATATTTGAGCGCCATGCACCGCTTCAGATAATGGACATTGTGAGTCATTAATAGTTTTCTTTGCTTCTACTAATGCTTTTAATTCATTAGTTAAAACTTCACACGAATTTTTATCTAGCGCATTTTTAAGATGAACATACCCATTACTTTTAAAATGTTGTTGTATTGTCATGTAATATTTTTATGTTAATTCTGTTAAAGCATCCTCTACTATAATAGGAAATGGTTTAATTAATTTATCGCTTGGATCATACCAAAAGTGATCTGCGACTACATCATTTGAACATTTAGTCCAAAATAAAGGGTGTCCAACTTCAAAAGTTTGCCCTTCATCTACTACTTGAGCAACACGATACCCTGTTTCTCTAGGTTCGGCAGGACTTATTAATGCTTCTTTCATATTTTTATCCTTTCTTACCATTCAACAATAACTACGCCGCCAGCACCAGCGCCACCAACATTAGGGTTTGGAGATATAGCTCCAAACCCACCACCGCCACCATATTGACCACCATTAATTAGAGGAACTCCATAGGCATTTCCACCTTTTATTAATAATGTGCCTGTAGTTCCTATACCACCAGAAGCTGTGCTAGGTGCTCCTGATCCACCTGCGCCACCTGTTGCTGAACATAATGGTCCAAAAGATGATGTGCCGCCTGTTCCGCCTGCCGCAAACGCACTTGGACCTCCAGGCCCACCACTACCAACAGTTACGGCATATGGAGTTGAAGCTGAAACAGGTCCTACATAAATAGCACCACCACCACCTGCACCATTAGCAGCGCCACTCGCGGCGCCATTTGCAGCCCTTCCACCACCACCACCACCTACAACTGTTACTTTAATGTTAGTTGTTGAAGCTGGTGTTGTAAAAGTTCCTGGTGAAGCAAATACTTGCATATTAGAAAAACCACCACCACCTGTTGCGGCAATAGTAATTGAGCCTGTGCCATTAGTTACTGTAATGCCTGATCCAGCAGTTAATGTAGCTTTTGTTAAAGTATTTCCTGTAGTGTTACCTATTAAAAGTTGACCATTTGTATAAGTAGTTTGCCCTGTACCACCACTTGTAACTGCTAATGTTGATGATAGCCCTGCTGCTGTGCCTGTGGTATTTTGGTTTAAAGTTGGAACATCTCCAGCTTGAATTGCTGACATAACTACATTAGTACCATTACCTCTTAAATATTGTCCTGACGTAGTTGCACCAGCTAATGTATTTATTGCACTTTGAGCAGTTGTACTATTTGTGCCACCATTTGCTACTGGTAATGTGCCTGTAACACCTGTAGTAAGAGGAAGTCCTGTAGCATTTGTAAGTGTTGCAGATGCTATAGTTCCTAAACCAATAGAGTTTCCACTTGCATCTAAATATACGCCTTTTTCAGCAGGATAAGTAACAAATACGTTTTTAGTACCTGCACTAAAATTTACTGCTGTGCCACCATCACTAGACTCTAATATTGTATCACGAGATAAAGTAGTGCCTGAAGACGTATAAGTGCCTAGACCTACTTCCCATTCTGTACCACCGACAATAGCATAGTAAGTTGTATTACCATTGCCAATCACAGAAAAGTCTTGGAAACCAGATACAGCACTTCCTAATGTAAATGTGCCTGTGCCTGTGGTCGTACTTGTGACTTGTACCCTATCTTTAACGACTAATGCCATGTGTTTTCCTTTTAGTTACAATTGTTCTTGATATGAGAACAACTATGCTAACGTAACACTTAAATTTCCTGATGAAATTTTAAATATATCACCACTATCAATAGTTTTAGCTGTATCTAATGGGCTATGGTAAAGTAAGTTAGGTCCTGAAGTAGAATCATTAATACCAATCCAACCTACTGTTCCCCATGAAGCTGTTGCTGTTGGGAATGTAACGTCAGCATTGTTTGTAGTTACACCGTTAGCTGGTGCGCCAAATGTAACTGCTGTTCTAGCATATGAACCACCTGATACTTCTGTACCACTACCTGCGTCTGTAGGGTCTGAAGTCCATAGTGATACATATACTGTTGCGACTGATGTATATGTTGTGTTGCGTAGAGTTGCATTGATTAATGCGTTCTCTAAAAAATTACTCATTTCTGCCATGATTTTTCCTTTATCTTGGTGTTACGCTTAATGTTGTGTATGGATATGTTGCACCTAAATCACTCTTCTTAATATTCGCAATTGCTCTATCGTATAAAGCAGACCATGTAGCAATTC